TTTTATTAGTTTAGGGTTTTAAATGGCATCTTATAATATTGAAAAACGAACGCTTGTTTCTGGTGATTATCGCTATAAGTGTATAGTGCGCGAAAAATCTAAAGGAAAGATTATACACAACCAAAGCAAAACATTCCGCAAAAAAGTATTGGCTGAAAGCTGGGGTAAAAAACAAGTTAACGCGCTTGAAGAGGCTAGCATTACCGAGTTTAAAAAAGTTGTTACGCTAGGCGCTTTGCTTAATATGTTTTTTGAAGATGCTGATTTATGGAATGCAACAGGTAGAACTAAGCGCTATGTGATAAAGATGTTGATGGATTGTGATATTAGCCTTGTTTTATCAAATGAATTAAAAACAAGTGATTTAATAGAGCATTGTAAAAATAGACGGTCGGCAGGGGCAGGACCCGCAACCATTTATCATGACATTGCTTATTTGCGATCTGTAATGAAGAAATCCTCTCCCGTTTGGGATATTGAGTCTAACCACAAGGTTTTTGAAGATGCTGTACCCATTTTAATTGAAATGAAATTAATTGGTAAAAGTCAAAAGCGAACACGCAGACCAACAGAAGATGAATTGAGTAAGCTAAAAATAGGGTTACAGGAGCGGATGGATTCAGTAACGAATGAAAAAAAACGTATTCCTTTTTTAGATATTTTAGATTTTAGTATTTTGACGTGTATGCGTATTGGTGAGGTTTGTTCTTTAAAGTGGGAAGATTTAAACGTTAACCATAAAACTATTGTTGTGCGTGACAGAAAAGACCCAAGAAAAAAAGAAGGGAATCATTTAATTGTTCCTTTGTTGGGTGGTTCTTTTGATGTTGTGATGAAGCAGAATAAAGAGGGTGAGTTAGTTTTTCCTTATAATTCAAGAAGTGTTACCGCTGGCTTTCAGCGTGTGCGCAATTCGTTGGGCATTGAAGATTTACGTTATCACGATTTAAGGCGTGAAGGGGCAAGCCGTTTATTCGAAAAGGGCTATTCAATTGAAGAGGTCGCGCAAGTTACTGGACACAGAAATTTAAACATTTTGTGGCAAGTTTATACTCAGCTATTCCCACATAAGCTGCATGATAAGTTTGCAAATGATGAAAAATGAATTTCAGTTTTATTTTGTTATAAGTCACTAATTCAACAACAGTTTCTAAGTGGGCATTATTTTACCTGTTCTATTCTGATCCTCACGTAAACCACTCTACACTCCTTATTTACAGGGCTATATCAAAAATAGCCCCGCTCTTTTGATCCTATTTACTGTAAAACACTGAATTTTCTTTCATTTATTTCAGATCTTTGATCCTATGCAAAACCCTTTCAACCTACTGGCTAGAGTATTTAACTGCAATAATCTAAAACTGTAAAAAATTAATGATAAATAGCCCGCAGGAGGGTGAGGAAGAGTGCGGATTACGTCGCGTGGTTTCTCCGTAGTGTTCATTTGCGTGATAGGGTGGGTTGTGTAAGGTCTGGTGATGTTTAATTGATTTATTCGGGGCGGTGGTCGTTTTAATATAGGTCTTAGCTATGGCTTTTATATTGCGTTGTGTGGGGTGTGTTAATGTGAGGGAGTTAGGTGAAGCGTAGATATTTACATTAATGGCGAGAAAACCCAGTGATCTTTAGTCTCTGGGTAGTTCACATATTTACTGCAGCATAAAAAAGCCCTGACTATTACAGGGCTGTGTTGGTTTGTTGTGGTTAGTTAATCGTTATTTAACTTGGTACGTTCCTGATGAACTACCGCCAGTAACGACAACTTGAGCATTACTTGTTATTTCGTCAACAATGGCGTTTGCTATTGCTTGTGCCATTGCTGATGCTTGTGCATGCTCGCCTGCTATAACAAACCCTGCACTTACTAATTCACTTTCAATTTTACCTTTTAAACTTGATTTACTGATTGCCATTATTATTTACCTGCAAATACTGTGGTTGAACCGTCGCCATGTGGCGATCCTGTAAAATGACAAATATGAGCGCAGGTCACAACACCTGTACCGCCATTGAGTTTTATTGTGTCAGCGTCTTCGGTTATATTTTTAGCAGTGATCATTAAATCTTTTGTTACGTTCAATGTCATTTTGCCTTTTATTTCTGTTAGTTGATCTTTTAATACCTCTATTTGTTGCGATTGTTTCACTAGTAATTTATGTAGGTTAGCAACCGTTTCTATATTGCCTTCGCTATCAACATGGTGAAAAAAGCCCTCTTTCACTTGAGTTCGTACTTCACCCTCTTTAATTGCGGGTAAATCCCAACCGAAAGGTAACACCGTTCTAATGAATGGTTTATCAGCTCGGCCATAGGCAAAGGCAATTTCAACAATGGCATTAATAGCCGGTGGCTCTAATCGTCCCGCATTATCACCAACACCAGGCAAAGGAAGTGGCACGGCTTGTAATATGTCAATGTCTGCATTTTCGCCATGCTCATTTAATAATTGAATGTTTGCGGCGTAGCGTGGGTAAAATTCGTCGCTGCTTTTTTCTGTGTCCGTTGGTAGCTCTGGTAAGGCGACTACTCTGCCCCACTGCGGCAAATGTAATTTATTGGTTAATTCAGGAAATAACCGTCGAATTATTCTGGTAATTACTTTTTCCATATTATGCCGCCAGTGATTTTGACCATTTAATTGTTTGCTTATTGCCAGACAAGACAACTTCGGTGATATATCGCCCGTTAAGCTTTAAACCAGGTCTTAATTTTGGTATAGCGATTAACTCACCCGATGTCGATGTGATGACTTTAATAGGGTGTTCGGCAAAATCATTTATTTCTGACGTTGCCCAGCCTGAGTCTTGCCAATTACCAACGTATATTTTACCGTCTGTTCGTTGTTGAAAAATAAAGTTTTCAATGTTGAATACTTTACCAAGCTGCTGCAATGCTGTTATGCCTGTACCATTATGGTAAAAACAGGGTACTTTTTTATTAATGTATTCAGCACTTGGTGTAACAAAGCTGATACCTATTTCGCTTAGCTTATCTAGCACCATTTTGGCGGTGGCAAAGCGGATAGCAATTGAGGCAGGAAACGACAAAGCGCCCAATAATTCACGACATGTTATGCGCCATGCAACGCCGTCATAGTGTTTTGATTCAATAACACCTAAAAAATAAGGCGTGATTTGTTCAATGTTATAACCTATGTGTAGTTCTACTAAGCCTTTCGGCTCTGTATCAGTTACCACAGTGAATATTGCTCGGCCAGCACCAAACAAAGCAAGTTTTACATTGTCATTAACAAGGTTGGTGACTTGATGGCCGCCAATGGTTAGTACTTTGGTTAAACGGGCTGTTTGTAACATTTAAGGACCTGTTACTTTTTCAAACTGTGCTTGTACATTGTTATGGCCGTCTTTAGCTTGTGGCTTGGTGTTACTGTTAGCTTTTGCATCTAGTTGTTGTTGCTCCCGCTCTGATTTACTGATCACCTCTAATAGTTTAAAACTTACCGACCATGCTTTTACGTCTTCCAGTTCAGTTGCTTTTATTTCACCATCAAATTTAACTTTTCTTACTTTAAAGGCGGTGGCTACGTCACTATTTACGATTGACACTATTCGCGCGCCGTTTTCGTCTAATGCTTTGCTTTTGTTAATAAGCTTGGCTAATCCGCTGCTTTCAATAAATGGTATTTTAGTGGTAACTGATAGCACTGCGGCTTTTACCCCTGCATCTGTAGAGATTAAGAAAGAACCAGCACCACTCAAATCCTCACCGGCTAGTTTAAATCCGCAGTTAACTCTTGTTTCATAACCAGGCACTTGCCAATCACCTATGTAAATCATATAAATAACCCTTTAATTGGTTTTGTTTTGTCACCACTGTTAGTAAAGGCTAAAAACACCCGACACATACCTTTATTAACATCACCTAACGATTTTATATTATTCGCCAAGTTACTGGCGTCACTTGATACGCTAAAGCTTAGTGGTGACTGCATTTATTCAGCTTAAGTAGGTGATGCAGGTCTTGCTGTGTCGGCAGGGAAATCTATATGAGATGGCAAATCTCGCAATTTATTACGATATTCAGCCCAATCGACTGGGTTGCCTGCTGCTCCGTCTTGAATTTTATTTAACTCAGTGTCGGCTCGCGCTAACTCAGTGTTGCGCCATTTTCGCTCGGCTCTAACTACTTGTTCTTCTTCAAATTCTTTTTGCTGTAAAACTGATTCTATTTGCTCAGTGTTCATATTGAGTGATGCAAAGTATTCAGCCGATGTGTCGGCATGGCTGTCACCTTTAAAAGTGTAAGTAAATGATTTATTCATGGTTTGTTTCCTCATTTTTTTTGATGAAAGGTACTGAAAACAGTGCCGCTCTTAGGTTGTAGGTGTTGGCATGGCTAGCGTGCCCTAGCCATGACTGTATTTTTTGCTGTATGTCGCATAATGATATTTCACTGCGTGCATATTGCTTTCTTAATTTTTTCAATTTTGTTTTGATTCTCGCGACACTGCACTTACGCAATAACCTATGGTTTGCATATATTCGATAGCCAAGAAAATCTAAGCCGCGGCCATTTAATTTGGCAACAGGGAATACTTGTTTTCTTCAATTATTAACGCTGACAAATCAAAACCTTAAAATAACGCATTAAAACAACCTTGAGCTATCGCTCAAAAAACAAAGATACAAGCGACATTACGCAAAGAAAGCGGGGCGAAAGCCGATGTTACTGTTCGAGCCCGAACGAGCAATGAAAAAGTTGAGAGCGCCAACACCTGCGTTCGCTCCGCTGCCCCAGAAACCACCACGAATGGGGGATCGGCGACCGTAGTTTCGCGTGTAAATTGCACCTTTGGCGCTCGCTGTGACTTCTGATTCAAGTAAAAGTTGTCTTAATAATTGGTTAGGTATATAGTTTTCGCCTTTAGTTATTGCTGCGAAATTTGCATTGTATGCGTATGCTCCGTGCGTATCGTCATCAACTGCACCGTTTCGGTTAACGACCGAGTTATTTAGCAGTGGAGATCCAATGTTCCCGTCCTGATTAGCATTAACTGAGTCAAAAAATGCGGCGTGCTTCAGCCAGTTCGCTTCAATAGTATTAATGTTATTGTCTGGTGTTGTAACAATTTGACCGTTATCTAGTGTCATTTGATCTAACCATTCCCACACATTTCCTGTCAGGTCTTGCACGCCAAACTCCGTGCCATCGTGCGCCCAACTAGCCGGCCCTTTGCCTGTGTCTGTTCTGGCTTCTCCTGACACATCACCAGGTATTCCATTGTCACTGCGTCGTGCGGTTTCCCATTTGTTTTCATGGCTTCTGCCATAGTTTGTGTTGCCGCGCGGCTCAGTGCCGTTAGCCATAGACCACAGCGCTAACGCTGCCCACTCATGTATTGACATCATGTGCCAATTTGCGCCTTTTTGCGTACATAGCAACTTAGCTGCATCATAATTAACTGATGTTCTTGGCTGTACGCCGCCAATGACGGCACTACCACCTGGGGCTGTTGAGGCTAAATATTTAGCGATTAGTATTTCGCCACGCTCAACGCCGTTGCTAACAAATGCTGAGTGTGTTCCTGTGCCTAAATTTAACGTTGTTAGCCCTAGGTCTTCAACATTAAACCGTGGAATAACGACCATCACGTTTGGGTTACCTTGGTCATCATAAACGACGGTATTTCGACCGCCACTTGCATCTTCAATGGCTTTTTTGTAGCCGTCGGTAGCTATGATGGTTAGCTGGCTTTTTTTAGCATTAAATGATGCCTCTTCATTAGCTATTGAAGTGGCTACTTGGTTTTTAATGTTGTTAACTTCATTGTTAACGGTTTCTGTCAAGTCTTCTGCTGTTTGAACTAACTGTGCTATTTGTTCGGTGCTAGTTGTCATGATAATTCCTATGTTCAATTAAATAATGTGGCTGTTTTATGCTAATTTTTGCTTTAAAAACCTATTCATGCTTCTTATTTGCGCAATAGAGTTAGCCACTAGTAACGTGTTGATTTCACGTAGTTGAGGTGAGTAGTCAAACATCCAGCTTTGTGCGGGTATCTCTATTCTTGCCAAAGACTTTGCAGCGGCAAACTTCAACACAAAGCTTCTGTTATGAACGTTATTAACGCCTGTTCGTTTACGTTGTAGCGGTAAATAATCTATGGCTAGCAAGGTGTTGTCTGCTGTTACTAAGCCAATAAAGTTATAATCAAAATCACCAACGTTCTGGTCAAGCACAGCTGCCCACGCCACGGTGTTATCGTCAATAAAACCATCGACTAAGTTTTCAGATTCAAAAACAATATGTGCAGCCGGTATTGCCATAGCCGCATCGCGCTCTGATGCCTCACTTAAATTAGGAATATTCCCCAAAATAATTTTGGTAATATCAAGCCCTTGGTTTGCTAAAGCTCGCGAAGCTATATAGTTTTTCCCCGCGGTTGTTAATATGCCTGTTTGTTCTGCCATATCTATTCCTTTGCCTTATAAAATAGCGGTTTGTATATCGTACTGAGCGCCCATAAAGGCCACAGCATGGCAAAGCTCTAATGTAGTGCTTTGCTGTAAGGTTAATGTGTGATCAAAATGTGCGCTGTCCCATTGCACATCTAAACAGCCCAAATTCAGTTCAGGTTCAACCACGTTATGCACGGTAAATTCATAACGTCGACAAGTTCTACCGTACAGTTGAATAAGCTCAGGTAATATGTCGCCATACTTTGAAATCGTATGGCTACTAAAATCAATGGCGATAATGTCCCAATCTCTATCATCAATGCGCTCGGTCACTCGTAAAACGTCAATACCTAAACGCTTAAAAATATCTGCAACACTCGCTATTTCACCTGCATCAATGGTATTTACCAAAGAGTGTTGTACTCGTTTTCTAAATAATTCACCGTCTTCATTTGGTAAACGCTTGGTTAATCGTTCCCA